ACCCTGAAAACTGCGCGACCTTGATCTCCTGCGTCAACTTGCGTTTGAAAGCCGAAAACAGGATTTTCCGCAGCGAGATTTTGAGACCATCGACGCCGCTAGGAATCGACCTCGCGCAATCATACTTGCTGAAATGGATCAACTCCTTGTCCATGAAATCCTCATAGTTCACTGATGGACGACTGGTATTCAGATACGCCGTCTTGTCATATTGCTCCAACCAGGTCTTGCGATCGTCGGTGCGTTTTTTGTTAAACACTTTATCTACACTGTCATCACTAGGTGCACCATTATGCACAAAATCCACGATTTTTTTATTTGCAAAATATTCCTTGAACTCCGCTGACGTCGACGTGCCCAAACCCTTGAAATACTTGATGGTCCAGCCTTGTGTACCGTGTAGAGCAGAGCCATTTCGGTCGTGGGTAAACCCACTTTTCCAGCTCATATACTCCCCCTCGTTGTAAAATAACAGGGTTTGTTGCCCTTTCTTTGCCCGTAAAATGGGCGTGTTCATGAAGGCAATAAATCCGGGAATCTTGATCAAGCTCGACCACTCACTGTGAAACAGGTTGATACACAAGCCTTTGATATGAGAACCATCCAAATCCTGATCCGTCATGATCATGACCTTGCCATAACGCAAGTGTTGATGTACTTGCGCCAAGGAGTCATAGACCTTGCCCGTTTCTAGACCAAGGATCTTCTTAATATCCGTGATCTCTTTGTTGTCCGCGATTTTCTTTGTTTGCTCCCCGCGGACATTGAGGAGCTTACCCTTGAGAGGATAAATACCGATAGTGTTGCGATCGTCGCTGGAAAGCCCGGACACAATGCCCGAGAGCGCCGAAAGTCCCTCACACAAGATGAGGATGCAATCTTTGGATTGCGCAGTTCCGCTGAAGTTCGCATCGACGAAATTCGCAATTCCGCGGATCGATTTCGTCTTTGTTCCGTCCGTTTTTTTCGCCAAACGATTCTCTTTTGCCTCGGTCAATGAACAGGCAACATCCATTACGCCCATTTTTGCGAGTTTCTCTATAAAGGAATCCGACACTGAACAGACCGACCCGAACTTGGCAGAAGGCGTGTTCATGTAGTCCTTGGTTTGACTATCGAATGACGGGTTTTCGATATCGCATCGCAAGAACAGAATCAACTGTTCTTTGATGGCCGTTGGCGCGACCTTGATTTTCTTCTTTTTCTCGATATAGTCGCATAGTTTACGCGTGATTTGACCCATGATATAGTCAACATGCTTGCCGCCTTTGAATGTGCAGATGCCGTTCACGAACGAGACTTGTGCGAATTCGTGGGAAGGAGACAGGGCTACAGCATATTCCCAGCGTTCGCCGACTTGTTCGTACGCACGCTTGCATTGGTCTTTTGTTCCAATATACAGGTCGACGTATTGTTGGAAGTTTTTCACGGGTATTGCCACGGGTTCGCCACAGTATCCATACCCGATCTTGACCTTTTTGACCGAGTGGTCAGACACGGCTCCAATATCGTAGACACGCTTTTTCAAGAGAGCGAGCATGTCTTCGGTCAAACCTGGAATGCCGAGTCGGCGATAATCCGGCTTGAACACCACTGTAGTATAGGGTTTGGAACCGGCTTTCACCTTGGACACCACGGGCGGCTCGATGGTGTCTAAGTTGTTGCGAAACTCTTGCACGTATTTGAGACCGCGAACATGATCGACAGTTTCGATACGACCGTACGTAGACCATATCAAAACCAATTTGAATCCGAAACCGTTTTTACCGCCGACAATCTTTTTTTCTGTTTTATCGTAGTTGGTTGATGTACGCAAATGACCGAAAATCATCTCGGGAATCCATATGTCGTATTCGGGGTGTTTTGCAACATCGATACCGTTGCCGTCGTTGGACATTGTGATCGTACCATCATCCGCAATCGTTGTATTGATAAATGAAACAAAATGCTTGTCCGCATTGGCCGCTTGGATCATGCGCACAATGTGATCGCGACAGTTCACAATACCTTCGTCGAAGAGTTTGTACAACCCTGGAATGTATTCGATCTGTTTGCTAACAATACGATTTGTTGCATCGTCGAAGACCCACATGTCCGCGTCCACATTTTCGACAGAGCCGATGTAGGTGTCGGGATTGTCCAGGATATGCTGACGATCGGTTTTGCGCTGATACTGTTTTGACAGAGGGTCTTCCGCGGAACCCTTGTTTTTACTGATAACCACATTCTTCTTGATAGTAATAGAGGTGGACATACTAATAGAATACAATAATATAGATAGAATATTGCACCTATATTATTTGCAGAAAGGATGATCAATTTTATTCACCTATTTTACATTGGTTTTGATCAAAAAATCGCACCCTAATATAAGATAAAAAATGCTCGAACCAACATCATTTAATCCAGATAATTGTATACCTCCCGAAGTTGGTTGCATATCATGCGACACAGCGCATATAAAACAAGTAGACCAATGCTACCCAACCGACGTGTTTCTCAACAAAAACATGCAATTCGCACAATACGCACGCAAATATCCTTGTTTAGCAGTATCGGCGAATAAGCAACCCCACGTTGTGTCTACACCTTTCGATCCAAAGATGCAACCCACATATAATGCGGCATATAAACAAGGTGTCCTTAATCACGGTCCCAACTATATCGGCACGTCGAAAAAGATGCAATATGCCAAATACGTGAAAACTACACCCGGGTTGGAGACATTTGCGAACAAGAAATACGCCGCTTTGCAAACAGCGGTTGCACAGAAACAACAGTGTTTTTCTACATTGTGTGCCAAATTTGAATAAAAATCGATTGTACTTTATCTCATGTTGTGGACGCCTCCCATCTTGAGGCGCTAATACCCAATGTTGTAAAACGCCTTTGCATTCTGTGCCATCGATCAACTCATGTCGATCAATTCACGTCGATAAATTTATATAAAATATGTTGGTTTCGTCAAATTGAAGGTTCATTTTTAGTATATTAGTATATTATATTAGTATATTAGTATATTTCATATTATTGACGAAAGTTTATATAATAATCAAAGTATTGTATAAAGTATCGAAACTATTATAATCCATGTCATTACCAAATGTCATAACGTCAAATACTGCTATTTCGCAAAGTGATATAGAAAATTATAGTTGGCCAATAACCATTAGTGGAGATAGTATAGTTATTACTTTTACATCATCTTTGGTATTCTCCTACGTTGATGCCTCCCAGTATTTTATTCTAGCTGGTCCAAATATAACGGTTGACGGATGCGGTAATACTGTTGAAATTGACGGTGTTGAAAATTACCCAGGACTTATACAAAATGGTGATATCGATTATGAAACATCGTCAATTACGAATGGGTATTTGAACACAGTTATTCAAAATATTGGAGTTATATCAAGCAATGGATCAACCCTAGGAGCAAATGCTGGTTGGATTGGTCAACAATTTTACGCATTCAATGCTTCTGACAATGTTATTCAAAATTGCTATTCCACTGGCGAAATAGGCGGGTTTCAATCTGGCGGAATCGTTGGTTATTACGCAAGTTCGGGAGGTAATCTGTCGATTGACAATTGTTATACTACGGGTGCAATTAGTGGGTATCAATCTGGAGGTATTGTTGGATCAACCTCATCCGCTTCGAGTGGATATGTATCCGTATCAAATTGTTATTCTACAGGCGTAATTACTGGAGATAATCAGATTTCCGGAGGATTTTCGTCTGGTGCAGCAGGAGGAATATTCGGATCAGCGGCGGGGTATAGTTATGGAACGGCTATAGCTACAAATTGCTATTCTTTAGGAGGAATCTCAGGAGAATCATCTGGTGGTATATTCGGTCAATATCCCGGTGTAGTAAATGGAAACGTTTTCGCGACAAATTGTTATGTCGTGGGTAATCCAGATAATGCGATTGATGGGTGCGGGAACTATGTTTCGGGTATTTTTGGAAGTACACCCAATTATTATGCTCAACTTAACTGCTTTGTAGAAAACGGAACATTTATTTGGAATTCGGTAAATGCATTAAACACATTAACTGGACTGGGTACAATATGGAATATAACGGAAATACCATACACGCTTTACGTTTTTTATGTCGCTCCTCCTACACCTACTCCTTCACTTCCAGATCCATCTATCAATGAACCTATTCCATTATGCAATAATAAAAACAGGAAATTTGCGTGTATGAATATGATTCAATATAACAAATTAAAAACGGGAGGAAATGATCCAAAGACTAGTAAAAAAATGAATTATTCTAATTATGTAAAAAATTTTTCCAAATCACGCACGGTTCCTGTAGATGTTTGTACGAGTGTAGCATTAAATCCGTTTTATATGAATTCAAACAACAAATACGTTCCACACGTATGCACAAATCCCATATTTAGTAAAAATTGGAAGCCAAAAACTGGAATCCATAATTGTAATTGTCCCGGTATATAGTGTCATTGTTAAGGGCTATCCGTTTTTTGTAGAAAAATGGCTACAAAACGTTAGAAAGTCCAAATTCTTTTGGTGGATAATATATATTATCTACCGATAGAGGTTAAGGTCTATCGGTAGATAAATGTATTTACAAAACAGATAGAGAAATCCACATTTTTGTAGCCATGTCTACAAAAACACGGATATCCCTTGACTGTCATTATAAAATACCTATATTATGTATAATAAATTCAATCATGGGACTAGCCTCGTATATTGGTTCTCCTACAAGTTTAAATATTACTCCTGATACGTTTAAAAACCTTACGGATTCACAATTTATAGCTTTCATGCAATCTATAGATCCTGTTATTATTTCAGTGTATATGATACCTACAATACCAACAACACTAATTGCTGTACTAACAACAACACAAATTGCTGCACTAACATCAACACAAATTGCTGCACTAACAACAACACAAATTGCTGCACTAACAACAACACAAATTTCTGCACTAACACCAACACAAATTGCTGCACTAACAAAAACACAAATTGCTGCACTAACAACAACACAAATTGCTTCACTATCAACAACACAAATTGCTAAATTAATCGCAACTCAACTAAATGCTTTTTCTCAACAATCACAAGTACAAGCTTTGACAACTACACCGGTTAACCAAATAGCAAATATTACAAAAGATGAAATTAGTAAACTCAATTCTTTTTTTATTAGTAATCTTACACTAGCACAAATTGCTGCACTAACACCAACACAAATTGCTAAATTAACAGCAACTCAAGTATCGTATATTACTCAATTACAAGTAAATGGTTTGACCCTAACACAATATACTAATTTCAAAAATGCTCTATCTACATCTGCTAAATCAAGTCTTAAATCAAGAACTTAGATAAAAATGGATTTAGAATTATTGTATATCAGTAGAAAAATCCACCTTATTATAGCAATTTGGCTACAAAAAAACACGGATTTGTTTACACCGATGAACATTTGAAAACTATCCGCACTTTGTGCGGATTACAATGTTCAAATGACTATATTTTATGTAGTAAAAAAGTATATAAAAATAATTTTGATAAATAAACTATTATAACAGCAACATGATGAGTCGCCGTCTACTAACAACATTGAGTCAAAAGAATCAGGTGTCCGCACTAAACGTATTCAAGAATTCGTGTTATCACAAGATCGATTTCAAAATCAACGAAAACGCAAGTGTAAACAGCGCAGTCCAAAGATTTAGCGCATTCAATATTGGATGTTTGGCCGTTACCGACGACAAAGATAAGGTGGTCGGTGTATTGTCTGAGCGTGATTATATTAACAAAATTGCGGCTTTAGGAAAAGATCATACGAATTCAAAGATCAAGGAGATTTGCACCTATGGACCCAACATTATTATTGCAAAGAAGAATGATAGTTTAGAGCAATGTATGAACAAGATGTTGTTCAAGGATATTCGCCATCTTCTTGTTGTCGATGAAAATAACGACGAATTTGTTGGAATGATTTCCATCAAGGATTTGATCAAGGAGATCATGAAGGACAAGGATGATATGATCACACGATTAACCGATTTCAAGATTGGTAAAGGGGGATTTTTTGGTAGCGAATAAACCTGTCCTATCTTAGTCGTTTTTCATAACGAAGTGTATATTATTTTCCATGAATAATATATACTATACAAAACTAAGCAAATGAAACGCCCTGTTCGTGGACAAGATGGAATGTATGATATGAAAGGAAAGAAGTATCCCGAGTTGTTTGGATCTAGACACCAAGTGTGGAACGGAACCGCGTACAAAACCTCAGGGGGTTTGACTAGAAAACAGCTTGTTATGAACAAGTGGGGACGTATTGTCTCTGCAGATAAGCACAAGACCGCTAAGAAGGAGAAGCGTTTGGAGAAGGCCGGATACTACGCCCAGAAAGGTAAATTCGGCTACGTCAAGCGCACTGCCAAGCGAAGATCAAACAGAAACATGAAAACCGTAGGAAAAGAACAGATATAAGGGATATCCGTGTTTTGTAATAGATACACAATAAATACCTTAGAGATTACGTATCTTTAGAGACATTTTATAAGTATTGTAGATTTGTGGATACTTATAAAACCGAGAAACACTATTCATACCATTCCGTGAACAAACATTCCGGTGAAATACAGATTCGGGCATTGTTTAGCAATATTGCACGCAAATGGAAGGGTCGGTGTTCGCACTCATCTGGACGATGTAAACTAATGGGTTGTCCAACGGCTTTTGCGGTAGATTCGATCCAGGCATTTGGCATCAATTCCAGAGTCTTGGATACAACACCATCATATTGTATGAAGGAACATGCAGCGGAATCGAAAAAAACGCCATTATTTCGATAGATTGCAAACCCATTGAATGCGGACACACATCGCAACAATTCGCCCGGTGGCAACTCCTTTAGCAATGTGTCAATATATTGACGCATGTGCTTCACAACATTGCTACCTCTTGCAAAATGCCAACAACTGAAGAAACAGGGGTCCGCGGAGAGAGCCCACGCGTCATAATAACCCGGGCGATTGAATGACAAGGTGTCCCAAGGACCAGGATTTCCCGTGCGTTCTTCGGTCAAGACCTTCTGCAATACCTCGGGCTGCATATTTGCACTGCAAACGTCGTCCATATCGATCATAATAAAATAGCCAAAACCGGTGTATTCGGGTATTTGATTCAATTCGTTTACACGTTTCAGAAGCGAATTTCGCGCATTCGCAATTCGCACAGTACGTAAGTTGTGCAAGGGCTCGCGATTGATGAGGATCTCCATCTTTCGTCCCAATTTGCGTTTCTGTTCGCAGAGGGTTTTTAACGAAAGATCTTCGGAAGTGTCAAATGCCATGATAATATGGTAGTCATCGAACATTGCTGCGATGGTTTCGATGTTTTTGAATACCGCATTGAGATGTTTATCACAATCACGGACGCACCCACATATATATGTTTTTAATGGGGGCATGGTTATTATATGTAGATATTGATACTTATTTATGTATATTTATTATATACATAAAAAATACGATGATGAACTGGCTGTCTTTCGTTTATGTCGCGGTTCTCTTCTTCGTCTTGACACCCGGTATCCTGGTTTCGCTCCCTCCCAAGTCCAGTAAATGGGTCGTTGCTCTAGTGCATGCGATTGTGTATACGGTGATTTTGACTTTTACTTATCACCCTGTAGCCAAGTTGGTTGAAGGTGTCAAAGGAAATCTAGAGTATGACCCTTCGGAAAATTGCATCAGCTGTTGTAAATATTCTTATCTGAGAGGAGATAATGAGCAGTGTAAAGTAATACCAGGATGTAATTGTCCATAATATTAAATTAATGTCTTTGGTAGATAAATGTATTTACAAGACAGATAGAGAAATCCATATTTTTGTAGCCAAATGGATACAAAAACACGGATAGCCCTTAAAAGGCATTATCCCTACAATCCATATTTAGCAACAAACTGTTCTGGTGTTAAAACCTGAATTCCAAGCGTTTTCGCCGTCGCAACCTTTCCCGTATCTGAATCGGGTTCGGGTGTTATGACTGCAAAGGTTTTACTACTAACTGCCGCACCTAATACTGCTCCAACGTCTTTCAACCGTTTTTCCAGCGCCTTATCTCGTGTCCCACTCATAACGACGGTTTTCTTATACAATGGATGTGTTGTATTTGTAATAACAGCATTTACAATCGTATTCGCATTTTCGATCGTCGTACTATCTTTATCCAATCCTGTGATCTTATTGGTTAGACCACAAGATTCCAAAAATCCCATGAACACGGGAATGTTTTCCACAAAAGCCTCCGCGGTTTTCTTTGCCATTCCTTTGACACTAGAGAGTCGCGCAA